CACAAGCTATACTAAGATTCAGACAAGGTGGTTTTATATCCACACCTGATGATGAAGAATTTGAACCAGGATATAGAAAGAAAATGGAGTATTACTAATGCCAGGAGAACTTACAAAAAATATGCAAAAGGCTTTAAAAAATATTAAAATATCTGATATGACAAAAGTTAAAGAAATAGAAATGGACCCTGAGTTAGTTAAAATTGCTAAAGAGATGGGTAAAAAAATACAGAAAAAAGCAATGGGTGGCGAGATTATGGACACAACCAAATCTATGCCTGCTGACATGATGGGTGGCGGTAAAGTCAAGCCTATGAAGATGAAAATGGGTGGTGTAATACCAGGCAGAGGTGGTATGTTTAAGGGAGTCAAGTAATGCCTGGCAGCTTTGACAAAGTAAGTGGCAAGGGAGTAAAGAAAGCAGACGCAGATAAAGCTGTGAGAAAAATGCAGCTCATTCAAGAAATGATGTCTGGTACTGCTAAGTTTGCACCTGGTGAGAAAGAAGCTGTTCTCAAAGCTATGGGTATTTCTACTAAGAAAAAAGGTGGAGCTGTCAAAAAGAAAAAGAAGAAATCTATTATGCTCAAAGGTCGTGGCGGAAAATTTAAAGGAGTTAAGTAATGGATAAGAAGAAAAGAAACTCTTTAGCTGGTGTTAACATGGCTATGGCTTTGGATACTCAATCAGCAAGAGACTTAGCAAAACTCATGAAAACGGCCAAGAAACCTGGAAGAGCAAAAGCCAAAAAACAAACCTTTGATATTAAAAAACCTGGTGCATTTGGAATACAAAGAAATGATATTATGAAAGCTAGATTCGGTGGTAAAGTAATACAAAAAATGCAAAGTGGTGGCAGAAAGTTAAGTCAAGAAGAGTTAGAGGCAGCCATCAGAGAGATAGAAGAACAAGGCACTGTATTTGGTAAAGGTTCAGGACTATCAAAAGATCAAACTAAAAAAATAGCAGATTCATTTGAAAAATCTTTTAATGATATATTTGGCAAAAAATTTGGAGGAGTAATTAAAAAAATGAAAAAAGGTGGATTAATGGAAGCGATTAAAAAAGTTCAAGCAAAAGAAATGCAGTTTGGTGGAGATGTGCCAAAGCCAAAGATGAGACCAAAAAAAGATCCATTTAGAGCTGATAAAACTAAACCTTTGAATGAAGAATTTAGTAAAAAAGTAGCTAAAACAAATGAGAAAAATATGAAAAATGTAAAAAAAGATGCTGTTCCACCAAAATATAAAGGTTTTTCAAAACTTCCTGAGAAAGTTCAACAAAAAATAGATGAAGATTTAGCAGCTAAATATAAAATGGGCGGCAAAGTTGAAGAATATGGTGCTGGTGGCAATGTCGGTAAGGGTGGTAAGATGGCATGTCGTGGCATGGGCGCAGCAATAAAAGGTGGCGGATTTACAATTAGATAGGATTTAACATGGCGATTGAAAATGTAAATGGTATAGCAGATGCTGTGGCTCCAGAACTAGAGGCTAACTTAGTTAAGTTACCACCAGAAGCTGCAATAGAAGGTGTCACAGAATTAGATGATGGTTCAGCAATAGTCGGTGAGATAGAAGAAGAAGCAGAAGCTCCGATAGCCATTCCCTTTGATGCAAACTTAGCAGAGTTTATTAATGAAGATACTTTATCAGAAATATCTGGTGATATCGTTGGTAATATTGAAGAAGATATAAATTCTAGGAGTGATTGGGAAGAACAGTACAAAGGCGGATTAGAATTACTAGGTATGAGTTATGAGGATAGATCAGAGCCTTTTGAGGGTGCGTCTGGTATAGTTCATCCTCTGTTGGCAGAAAGCGTCACACAGTTTCAAGCACAAGCATATAGAGAAATGTTACCAGCAGGAGGACCTGTTAAGACTGCAATTATTGGAGCAGAAACTCCAGAAGTAACAGCTCAAGCAGAGCGTGTTAAAAATTATATGAATTATCAGATAACTTACGAGATGGAAGA